GACGCGGGCCTCGGCTTCCGCCATGTGTCCCTCGGGCCAGCGCCACGTCTCATCGCCAATCAGCCACCGAATCGACCGCCGCTGGAGGTTCGTCTTGTTGTGCGCCCCGAGGATCCAGAGGATCATTCCGTTGTTGAAGTGGATCGCGTTGTTCTTCCGCTTGTGGCGGTGGATGCCCGTGGGCATCAGACGGGCCACCGGCGGGCACTGGTCGAAGAGCTTCTGCAGGCGGGCCTCCGAGTAGTCGCGGGCGTCCTCGTCGGTCTGGTCCAGCCAGAGCGTGGGGCCCGGGAGGTTCGAGATGATGTAGCAGAGCGTCAGCTCGGGCGCGGTGGTCTTCGACGACTGGACCGAGGCGATGATCGAGACGAGCCGGATGCGCGGATCGACGACGGCCTCCATCACCTCGCGGATCCACGGCGAGTTTTCGCTGCGGAAGCGCCCGGGATTCGGCGAGTAGGGAATGCCCTCGATGTGGTCCTCGCACCATTCCCAGGCCGGACGGCGGTCGGGCGGCTGCCAGGCCTCACGCCAGATGTCCTGCAGCACCTTCATGACTCGTGGAGGCAGCGCAGGACCTCATCAATAGCCTTGCGGCACTCGCGCTGGATGCCGGTGGCGTCGAGACCAGAGAGGACGGGAGGGAGTTCTGACTCGAACTTGGCCCGGAGCACCGAGGTCGCCTGGGAGACGAGGCCGATCCATTCCTCGCGGACCCGGTGGAGCGGAACATACTCGCCCTTCTTGATGGCGATGCGCAGCTCCCGTTCCTCGACCTCGGCCAGGAGCTTGCGGGCCTTCAGCGCCTCCTCGTTCACGCCCGCCTTGGTCGCCCCCTTCAATCCGCGGAGGCGGACGAACTCGCGCCACTCGGCGACCGACCACATGCCATTCGAGAGCGCGACCGGAGCGCCCTTGAGCTTCTGCCAGGAGTTCAGGGTCCGGCGCGTCACCCCGAGCAGGTCCGCCAGCTCGACCTTCGTCTTGGCATACGCGGTCGTCTCGGTGCTCCCGGCGGCCCGCGCCTCGATCCGGGCGCGTTCGGCGACGGTCAGGGGCTTTCCCGCTGCGACCTTCTTGACGATGTTCTGGAAGTCGGCGTCGAGGATCTTGCCCGCGACATCCGGTGACAGTTCCTTCGGCTCCACGCCGCAGCCCGGGTGTCAATGACGCGAGTGACGGATTCACCGTCGGGAAGGCAGGGGCCAAGCTGTACGTCGGTCACGGAATTTCCTCCAGAGCTTCTTCCGGCATCCAGTTGTCGAAGGTTTCATCAGGAGCGTCTGGGTCGGGATGTGAGACCTTGTAGATCCAGCGTCCGTCCTTCAGCTCGCTTCCTATGACGTAGCCTTCCAAGGGGCCGCTCTCGTAATTGATGAGCACCTTTGCCAGTTCGCCGAACTTCGGGGACATGGGTGAACCAACTATCAGGCAATGGGGACCCCTGCAATGCCGTGATGATAGGCGAGGCGATCGATCTTGGACGGATTCAAGGCTTCGCCGCCACCCACCCAGCAAAGTTCAGGTGTCGCCAGAAGCAATCGACCGAGCGGAACCCCTCCTCGTGAAGCAGGTCCTCGTTCCAGCGGGCAGTGACTGGCACGAGCACGCCTTCCAACGACAGCCGCTTGCGGTCAATCTCGGCTTCCGAGTAGCCGTTCTGCTTCTTGATCCGCAGGAAGAGCTCGACGAAGGCGTCGTCGATTTCGGAGGTCGCGCCGAGGACCTTCTCGACCAGGACGAAGGCGCCACCGGGTTGAAGGGAATCGAAGACGCGCCGGATGATCCGCTGGCGGTATTCGATGGGCGTGAACTGGAGGGTGAGCACCGACAGCACGAGGCTGGAGGTCACACCCGGGAACTCGTGGCGCAGGTCGGCACGCTGGATGGTGACGCGTCCGCCGTGCTGGTGCGCGGCGAACTTGGCTCGGGCCGCCTCGATCATCGGTTCGCTGATCTCCAGGCCGATGTAGTCGTTGGCCTCCCCGAAGCTGGAGACGTAGGGTTCGAGCGCCTCGCCCCGCGAGCTGCCCATGTCGATGATCGCAGTCCCGGGCCGGACGAAGCGTCGACCGATCTCAAAGACAACCATCCGCATCGCATTGTATTGCGGGATGCTCCGTTGGAGCATGTCGTCGAAGACATCGGTGACCTGCTTGTCGAACTGCCAGGCGCCCTCGGGCATGACGTGATCTCGCTTGCTCATGCCCGCGTCGCTAGTGTCAACGCGGCAGGCGCTTCACGATGCGCGTCCCCTCGGTGAGGCAAGTCCCTTCCTCGGTCACCCAGAAGCACGGGATCTTGTAGCGGGCGTACATCTCCCGGGACCGCGGATTGCTCTCGATGGCGACGTAGTGGGAGTCCTCGCCGTGGATCGGGAAGATGTCCTTCTTGAGCAGGTGCTCCTTGATCGCGGGAGGATTCCACCAGCCCATGGGGGCGAAGCAGGCGTCGTCAGGTCGCCAGCCGGTTTCCTCCTCGATGCGGTCGAGCGTCTTGAGCATCCAGCTCTCGGGGCGTGCCGTAATGAGGACGACCGTGTGAGGTCGGACCAGCTCGACCAGCCACTGCCGGTAGCGTTCCTCCTGGAGGCGCCGGTCCATCCTCGGAGGCGTGGTGCCGCGCGCCGGGTTGTTGGCCACCAGGGTGTAGTTGAGGTCGAGCAGGATGATCATTTTAGGGAAGTCTGAAGACGTTGGGAGAAGGCGTCCATGGCGAATTGCACGAGATCCATGGTGGTCCCGTCCGGGTAGGGCAGGTTGAACTCGAACTCGATGGCGGCACGGAGCCGGGCCGGATCCACCGGGCGGGCCGACGCGCAGGCCGCGTTGATGTTGTTGGAAAAGTCCCGGACCTTCACGGAACGGAAGAACGGACTGAAGAGGTCGCGGAACTCGGGCACGGTGTGATACTTCTGGACCTTCGGCTTGTCCTGGAAGTCGCCGATGCGGATGCCCGGTTCGTAGTCGAGGCGGAAGGCGATGTTGCCCGCGTTGCTCTCGTTCATGAACGCCTTGCCATTGACCTGCCGCCAGCCGGACTCGCCGGCCGAGGAGGCGCAGGCGTAGACCTTGGTGTGCGGCCGGCAGAGCGCGGCGCAGAGGGTGGCGATGTGTTCGCGGTCCTCGCGGAAGGGAACCGAGTTCAGGACACTGGCGATGAAGATGCTCGCCCAGTCTTTCCCGGCGGCAACCTCAGCGAGGAAGGCGCGGGTCAGTTCGACGCTCTCCGCCTTGTTGATCCCGCCCGGTCCGAGGCGGTAGGGCTCGAAGGGAGTGCAGTCGATGCCCTGCTGGCGGAGCAGGAAGGTTTCGGTCAGGTGCCCGGCCCCGAAGTCGAGGATGGTGGTCCCGTGTTCCTTGATCCACAGGGCCCGGTCGGCGGGCTTGCTGATGTCGAAGCTGTGACAGGGCTTCGACCCGTGCGTGGCGAAGATGAAGCCGTTGCCGAGTTCCTTGCGCACCCGCCGCGCCCGCCGGAACGAATTGAAGCGGAGCATGTCGGCGTAACGGGTGTGGATGTCGAAGTCCATCGAGAGGAGATTCATCATGGCCCGGGCGAACTCAGCCTCGTCCTCGGTGACGAACACGACCGGGGCATCGACGACCTTCTTCTCGGCAAGCATTTCCAGCCGGCCGATCCCGTTGATGACGGTGAGGTCCTCGCGGCAGACGATGGGCATCAGGATCCCGTGGCGATGGAGCGTGCGTGCCAGATTGCGGGCATACTGGATCCAGCGGCCGGCATTGGCTTTGCAGAGATCTTTCACCGGGACCTCCGCGGGCTTGAGGCAGCGCAGGAAGCCATCGCCGCCGACCTCCTTGTCGGGGATGCGGGCGGCGAGGGCCTGGATGTCGAGCGACTCCAGCTCGGCGGTCACCTTGCCGGGGGTGTGGTGGAAATCGAAGTCGTTGGTGGCCCGGTTGAAGACGATGTTGAGCGCCTTGCGCTGGTCCAGGTCGAGCGCCTTGGTGCGGAACACCGGGACATGCGTGGCCCCCATTCGCTCGGCCACGAGGTGGCGCTGGTGGCCGGAAAGGATCTCACCGTCCGCGTCGGCGAAGATCGGGGCGATGAAGCCGAGCTTGCGCAGCGACAGCTCGATCAGGTCGAGGCGCTCGGGGTCGGCCGACCGTGGGTTGTAGGAACTCGGTCGGATGGAGCTCAAAGGTTCAAGGGTGATCTTCACAGGTCGAGGCGGGTGCGGATTTCCTGAATGACCGAGTCTTTGTCGAAGCCGGCGTCCTGCTTCACCCGGTCGCACCAGGCGACGAAGTCGTCCTGGCTGATGCGGAACCGGTAGAGCCCGACCGCGACGGTGACATCGCTCTTGTCGAGTTCCTTGTCGTGACGGTCGTCGTCCTCGTCCTCGGATTCGTCGCCATGGGGGTTGAGCAAGGCTTCGAGGTCGGCCGGTTCAAATCCGGCGAGGATCGTGTCGAAGTCGGTGGCCTTCCAGGTGCTGGCGATCTTCTCCAACTCGTTGAGATCGACCGTGGCGAGTTCGGCCAGGCGGTTGTCGGCGACCAGCACGGCGAGTTCGTCGTTCTCGCTGGCGAAATCCTGGTAGTCGACCGGGACGACGTCGACGCCGAGGTGCTTGGCGGCCATCAGGCGGCCGTGGCCGGCCACGATGTACCCGGTGAGCTTCGAGACCGTGATGTTCTGTCTCCATCCAAAGTAGCGGATGTTCTTGGCGAGCAGCTCGATCTGCCGCTGCGGGTGGGTGTTCGGATTGCGCGGGTTCGGCTTGAGTTCGGCCACCGGGACGAGCTTCTCGAAGTTGCACCACACCTCGATGCCGTTGGCGAGCGTCCGCGCTTTGATCTGGTCACCCATCGCTCCGGTCGCCGCTGTCAACGTTCGTGGATGTCGAGCCAGCTTTCGAGATCGGCCAGCGCCGCCCGGACGCACCCGCCCGACCCGACCGCGATCCGCAGGGCGGTCGGCTCGTCCACCGGCCAGTGGTGGCAAAGCAGTCCGGCAATCTCCTCGGTGGACGGGGCGGCGAGCTTGATCGACTGGAAGCGGGTCTGGAACCGTTCGGTCAGGAGATCGAGCTGCAGGTTGCTCGTGCCGATCACAGCCCTGCCCGCCGGGAGCCGGTCGAGGTAGCTGAGCAGGAGGTCCTGGGCGTCCCGGGTGCAGCGGTCCATCTCGTTGATGATGCGCACCGAGTAGACCCCGAAGAGCGACCCGGCGCAGAGACTGCCCATCCACTGCTTCACCACCTCGACGGTGACCAGCTTGCCGTTGAACTCCTCGACGGCGAGGGCGCAACCGGAGAGCTCGGAGGCCACCATATCGGCGATGCTCGTCTTGCCGACCCCTGGCGGGCCGTAGAGCAGGAGCTTCACCGGGACAGTGGGCGCGACGTTCAAACGGCGCGCCTTGCCGACGAGTCGGCGGGCGATGTCGACGGCAGGGCCGCAGAGGTCATCGGGGCTTGTCGGTCGCCACGCCAGTGGTGGCGTTGTAGCGGACGGTGCCGTGGTTTTCGGAATGGGCATGGTCTTGGACATGGCAGGATTCGGGATTGATGGCCCGGGCGACGGCCTCCGCGCCCTTGCGGTAGACCGTGACGGCGAGCAGGTCGCCGTCGACGATCACCGCCCAGTAGCGCGTGGCGTAGCCGTCCGGTTTGCGGTAGCGGGTCACTTCCACCTTCATCAGAAGTTGTAGTCGTGGAAGTGGTGGCGTCCGGGGATCACTCGTTCGCGGTTGGTGGTCTGGTAGCGCCCGTCCTTCCGGAGGGATGCGCGGTGAACACATCCCTCCGGGTTCGGCCGGTAGACATACCGCTGGCTGGAGTTGTTCGCGCAGTGGCCGGCGAATCCGCCCGGGACGATCTCCGGCTTCCAGTCGTCGAGGGTGGCGACGTCCTCCCGCAGGTGGATCGTCTTGCCGCTGGCGCTGACCCTGATCACCGTGCAGGCGGTGCGGTCGCTGTGGTGGCAGATGGTCGCGCCGTCTCCGGGTTGAGGTGTCCAGTCACTCATGCGTCCTCCTTCCAATTCTCGCGGCGGGCGCGGGTTTTCACGCTGTTGGGCGACATGCCGAACTTCTCGGCGGCGACGCGGTAGTTCCGGCAGTCCTCCCAATAGGCCCGGACCTGCTTCCAGAGATCATCTCCGTGGCCGGGGTTGCCGACCTTGGCGGCGGGCTTGGCCTTCCGTTGCCTTGTCGGCTTCTTCGGTGCCTGGGGGGCTGCCGGTGGTGAGGCGGGCTCACCGGCCTCGGCGAAGGCGTCGTAGCGTTCGACCTTCGGTTCGGGCTCGGGTTGCTTGAGGGGCACGACGTTCGGGGCGGTCCCGCCGTCGCCGCCCGCCAGGATCTCCGCGACGATCTCACGGATCAGCGGAACCGGGATTTCGGTGACGGTGAAGACCAGTTCGTTGAGGCTCTTGCGGCCGAGGGATTGCTTGAGGAACTTCAAGGCGGCTCCGCGGGTGCGTCCCTGGTAGCGGCCTTCAAACAGGGTGGTCTCGTTGTCTTCGCAGACGATGTAATACAGTTTGTCCATGGTGGTTGTTGGTTAGCGGTGGGTCAGGATGTTGCCGTCGGCGTCCATCTCAACCTGCGCCAGGCGCAGGCCGTTGCGGACCCGTTTGCAGAGGTAGACCGTGTAGCCGAGTTCGGGGTCCGGTCCGTTGGGGGCGATCCGCACGTAGCGGTAGCCGTGACGTTCGAGTTTGGACGCGGCCTCACGGAGGGCGTCGGGGATGTTGTTTGCATTCATGTTGTTTGGTTTGGTTTCGGGTTGGAGATCTATTCGGGGAGGGGGCGGTGGATCCGGATTTCCCGGCCTTTGGTTTCACCGGCGAAGTAGCTCGCCGAATCAACCCGGCGGTGGCGCTGGCTCCGGTTGCGGAGCTTCCCGTAGTGCTCGTCGACGTAGCGGGTGATCGCCGCGTTCTGGTCGACCACCGCCAGCGCGTAGGTCTGCTGCTGGTCGCTGGCGTAGGATTGCTCGGCCCGCTTCTTGGCGGCGGTCAGCTCGGCGTTGAGCCCGTCGCGCAGCCCCCGGTAGTAGGACGCCTTGTCGGGGTTCCACGCGGTCTTCTTGAACTCGTTCCAACAGCGGAAGAAGGTCTCCCGCAGGAAGGCCAGGGCGAAAATGGCGAAGTCCACGTCGGCGGTCGCCCCGATGATGTCGACCGGCGTCTTGCGGTGGCCTTGCATCAGGATGACCCTGACATTGAAGTGGGACTGCAGGAGGGACAGGATCATGAGATCCGCCGGGTTGAGGGTCTTCGGCAGTTCGTAGAGCCCCTTGGTGACGTCGATGCCCGCCTTCTCGCCGGCCTCCATGCGGAGCAGGGCGGAGTCGATGTTGTGGCGGGTCATCAACTCCTGCGCCTTGGAGAGTGCGACCTTCGCCTC